TTTGCCCCATTAACTTCAAAATTGTACTAAATTTCCCCTTCGCAATTTTTGCGAATTTTTTGTACAAAATATATTGACAAAAAAGCATGCACATGGTACAATATAATTGTAACAAAGATAAATAAAGAGTTTTAAAGGGAGGTTAAGACAATGAAATTTAAGGATTTATTTTTATCATTTAATGAATGGGAACCAGCAACAATGATAGAAATATACATCAATCATGAAAGAGTATTAATTAAAGCTGGAGAAGCCGCATATGAATATGGTAATTTACCAGTAGTAAGTTTTAACTCAAGAACTGTATATTTAAAAGGAGGATTTTAAAATGATGAAAGCACAGATAGTATATTACAAAGAAGAGGACAACAAGTTTTACGGATTTTATTTTAACAGACATTTTACAGCATGTAGCTTTAGATTTGAGGAAGATATTAGAGAATTTTTATTAACATCCGGTTATGAATTATCACCAGAAATAAGAGAAGTTGATTTTGATACACACATGGAAGCATCAAGAGAATGGAACAAATTAGCATCTGAACACTGGGGTTATGATGATCGACTCAATATGGTAGAAATAATGATAAGAAAGCTAATGATTTTAAAAGAACTCACTTATGGAATACCTAAAAAAGACACTTACAAATCAGCGATTTTTATGCCAATCGACGAACTAGAAGAAGAACTCAATTACTGGAAAATGTTATACAAATTAACGAAAGTAGGTGGAATTTAATGGTAATAGTAAAAGAAATTTTAGTAATGAATAACATATGGGATTTAAACACCATAATCACAATCTATTACACTTTTGAGGGAGAAGTAGTAGTTTTAAGAAGAGATACAGTATATGACTTAATACAATATAGGTATCCAGAATTAGAATACCCAGTAAAATTTTTTACAGAAGAATCAATAAAGGTTTGCTTACCAGAATATTAAAGTAAAGGAGGTGATGCCAAGCAACAAAAATCTGAAAGAAGGGAGGTGATAAAATGAACTATCTCAAGAGAAACTGGTTTTTACTCCTGCTCATCATATTATTATCTGGTTACACAGCTTACACGTCATACTTAGTACTATCAAACGATAACCAGAAAGTAATAGAAGAGCAACAAAAACAGATATCACTTTTGTCTGACAAAATAACAGAACTAGAAAATAAAGAGACACCAGAAATCCCAGTGCTTGACACATCAACATTGGAGAACAGAATAAGCGCCTTAGAGCAAGCACAGCAAACAATCACATCAGGCGTTGAATCTATGAATCAAGCAATAGAAGGAAATCAAAGTCAGATAAAAGCGATCTGGGCAACGTTAGAAGAAAACGAACTTGTACACTCTAACGCAGGAGAAACAAACAGATAACTTTTTAATTGCGGGGCAAACGCCCCGCTTTTGTTATTTGATAATTAACTGCTGTCCCGGATAAATTAAGTTAGGATTGCTGATCCCATTGTCGTTTGCAATCTTTTGGTAAGACGTGTTAAACTGACTAGCAATCCCAGACAAAGTGTCACCCTGTTTTACAACATAAGTTTTGTGTGCTGGTGCACTCCCACCATTAATTTTTAAAACCTGCCCTGGGTAAATAAGATTAGGATTACTTATACCATTATCACTAGCAATCTTTTGGTAAGTTGTGCCATATAAGCTAGCAATACCAGATAATGTATCTCCACTTTTTACAACATAATCAACCGCGCTAGGTTTTGGTTTTTCTGCGGGCTTGTTTGTTACAGAATTACCTTTGATCTCTTTTAACAAATCTCTTACCATCTCATTGCAATCAACTCCTCCATTAATCCCAGGAACGCTACCGTCACTGCAATACTGCCATATGTCAAAAGGCACGCTGGGTTTACGGGAATAGTTTGCGATCCAACTTGTAAATCTGTCCAGACTATTTTTAATCACATTTTTAGCCCAGTCCTCATTACAATAATATCCAAACCAATAACCAGCGTCCTCAATCGCCTGCCCCATATCAATAAAATATTGAGCATTGTAATTTGCCCTTATGACAGCATCCTCAATATCAATATAAATTGGTAGTGACAATTTGCATTTTTTAGCCAACCTTAAAATGTGTTTAGTCTCCGATTCTGCGTGCGCTTTTGAATTGGCATAACTGTAAAGATAAATACCATAAGGTATACCCAATCTGTTACACTCCTCAATGTTGCGTAAAAAATATGGATCATCTTGACTAGTAATATCGTCCCCAAATCCGCACTGAATAATAGCACCATCAATAGCGCCGTTTACTGAATCCCAATTAATAACTCCCTGCCATTTTGATACATCAATAATCATATATACCTCCTTACTTGCCAATCAAAAGCATCCCTTGAGTATGCTCCTGCATCCGGCTTGACTGTTGGGCCGTAATAGGGGTCACCCCCATGCCCACATAATTGATTGTTACCTATATACATTTCTACGTGATCAAAATACGGATTGTGATACCACCAGTTAAAAAATACTAAATCTCCATTTAGCAGATCACTTGTGTCTAATGTCCCACTACCCTCTTTGATTAGTGTGCCGTTTTCTACTTGCGTCCCTGTCCACGTACCAATTTCCACTCCCACCACACTATTGTAACAGTGCCACACTAGTCCAGAGCAATCTGCATAACCATTGTCAGGCCACATGCGCAGATCACCAGATTGAGAGTAGCCGAGTTTACCCTCATAGCTTAAGATTTTGTCAACTAATTGTTGGCGTTGATCTGGTGTACCTGTACCTGTATCTGGATAAGATGGTTGTGGTGTGGTTGTAGTCTCACCCTCTATTTTTTCTGTCCGATAAATTGGTAGCCACAGTTTGTCACTAGCTTGATAAAACTCAATCTTTTTGTTAGTACCTTGGTTATCCAGATATAAAAAGAATGTTTTACCAAACTTTTGTAATGACTTAATATTTATGGATGTCTCAAACGGTTTTGATGTATTATCAGGGTTACCACTGTTTTGATTTTGATTACCACCAATACTATGCTCTGGATTGTAATTACCAAATCCCTCTTTTCCACTCTCAGCGTCCCACTCGTCAAGCAACGCTTTTACAGTATTTTGCCTGTTATAATAACTGCCAACTATACCATTATTAAGTACAGTCATATACCACACATCATAGTTACAATTACCACACCCATTAAAAATTTGATAAAACGCTTGCGGTGATTGATGATAATTTGTTAACCCAAAAATGGCAGTTTTAGGGTCTGTTATTCCGCACTCATCACGCAGGAGGGGAATATAAGAATTGTCACAATCTGACTCCCATAACTTATTTTGTGTGTTGACCCCCTCATCCGTAACAAGCACAGCGCTAACCTCATTGGCTTCATTTTGTGTAAAAATTTTGTTGCCCCAAGCGTCTCTGCCCGCTTGGATTTGTGGTAACAAAATCGGTAACTGGTTTGCAGTATCTGGATAATCAGTTATTAGCAGATTTAATAAATCCCAACTCCTGCCATATGTCCATTGCATAATACCTATACCAGCCATAGCCCACGACTCTACGCTACCATAATTACAGTTAGTCTCTACTGTGCTTGTTACGTACATTGCATAACTTTTCCAATTTTGATCATAAATACTCATTTATTTTAACCAATCTGCGATATAATACATGCGTGATATAATAGAGTATCTATATTGACCACCGGATGGTAAAGTGCCACCACTTGCATACATGCGTATAACCCTATTACTTAACCGGTATTGAGGATTATTATATAATGTCTGCTGGTCAGTTGTACGATAACTTAAATCCCCAGAGAAAAATAATGTTGATGAATAAGTATCATTAAAATACTCTGCTGGTAAATTTATTAAAATCGTACCATCTACCCCAAAAGAGGGTGTAAACCCGTCTTTAAATTCGACAAAGTTGTATAATGATCCTATGCCCAACCCCGGATTAAATTTAAATGAGCCGGAATATGTGATAAAATTTGTTGGGTCTGGATTAACAAGATTGTACGTAATCCAATTACCTATTTTATCCAACGCGTTGTTAGCCGCAGAATTAGCAGAGTTAGCAACAGAGTTAGCAGACTGTGCAAGAGCACTAGCTTCTCCAGCAGAAACTTCCGCCGCCTGCGCGGAAACCTTGTTAGCCTGCATCCCAGTATCAATTGCCAAAAATGCTGGGTTTAAATCTCCCAACCAGCTAGCTTTATCAGTCCCGATAAATTGTGGTAACTCGTAGTTTGGTGTTTTGTTTGTATGTGACATATATTAATCCTCCTTATTTAAAACTGACATTTTTAATTTTGTCATACTGATCTGCTGTTACTCCTGCCTCAGTGGTGCCAATAACCAATGCATTTTCTAAAGTTGTTTTTAATCCGGCTATTGATGTCTCAATATTGCTTACTCTTGTTGATAACTGTGTTATTGCACTTTGTAACTCATCATGTATATTGTCTACATATGATTTTGTTACACCACCAGTCATGCTTGCCTGTTTAACCGCAGTGTCAATTTTTTCCATCGCCCCATTGAAATCTGTTAGCCATGATGGTATATCAGTACCTACAAAAATAGGTAACTGATAATTAGTTGTTTTTTGTGTTGCGCTCATATTAACCTCCTTAAGCTACTGCAAGGATAGTCTTACCCTCCCAGTCATATTGATAAGTTGTAATATCATAGTTATCATAACCATCTGTTGTGATATTTTTATCATCATACCCAGTACAAGTTAACGCGTCCTCTCTATGCAAGGATACTAAAAAGTCTATCACGTTTTTGTAAAAAACTCGTTGACCTGTAACTGGATTAAACATATAAAATCTGTCATCCTCTGTCAGATATTTTTTAGCGTAAAAATCATACTGGTAACATGTGATATTTTTTGCGTCATACATATTTGCTGTAAGATTAAGTCCATCATACTCAATACATGTGAGCGCGTAATAATTAAAATAATTATAAAAATCATTAAGCACGTTTTGGACTGTATCAGTATAACCCGTAATTGGGTTAATCACATAAATTGATTGCCCCTGTTGCTCTAACCAAATCGTTAAATCTGTAATCTGCTCTGTTACCCATGATCTTGTTTTTTGGTCAGCACTTTTTATAGCATCACTTAAAACAGTAAATTGGTTATTGATAACAAGTTCCAATTCTGACACTTTTGAATCTGTGTAATTATTGGCAGAATTTAACGTAAATTTATCCTGTTGATCAATATATTCATAAATTTCTGAATAATCTCTTGATAATTGGTTTATTACGTCATTTAATTTGTCTGTCAGTTTACACAGCACCTCATAATATGACAATGACTCATCATACACCAGCGGCATAACCTTAAAACATCGCCAAAATGGATATACATTTCCGATCATATTTTTTCACCTCCTTACCATAATTGCATAAACAATTCGTCTAATTCCTCAATAATCAGCATATCAATGTTAAGAAAACTTTGCCTGTATTCCATCAATAACTGACTATTTGATTTTGAATCGTTTTTACCAGACAATTTACGATTATATTTTTCCGTTTCTGACGACTGTAATTTGGATGTATTAGTTGCGTTTGTTTTTTGAGAAGTTGTAGCATAGTTTTCAGAAAATGGATCTTGTAACGAACCCATAGGCGTATCGTTTTGCAGTGACTTGTTTTCTCCTTCGTCTTGACTGGTATTATCACCCGTGCTACTTCTTTCATATTCTTCGTTGGTCGAATATGTTTCAAAAGGATCAAACTCAATTTGTGCTGATAAATACATCTGATTATAATATGGCATAATCTCTTCCATTTTTACGTTCAGATATCGTTTAAAAAGTCCTGCTGTTTCGAAACCAATTTCCCGCATATAATAGTGATTAAGAATTTTTTCGTTTAGTTTCGAACGATAATTTTCATCAAAAATTGGGTAATTTCTTAGTCCCAGATCAAATCCGGATTGAATAAGGTATCTTAATTCTGTTGTATATTTACTCATCAAGATCACCTTCCTTTTCAGATGTTTCACGTGAAACATTTTCATCTGCATTATCAGTTCCAAAAACCATTGCGTTATACAACTCCTCTAATTCTGGATTATAATTTACAGATATGTTTGTTCCAAACATTCTGTTGATTTCTTTTGCGCCCTGTCTTCTTGCGTTTAAACCAATTTGGCGTGACATAGAAATTTGCTCAAGATTGCTGTTAACCTCATCACTGATCTGTCTTTCTTTTTTATCCATGTTATTATTGTTGATCCCTAAGAATAACATAGCTTCATTCCAAATTCTGTTCTTTTCGATGCTCAATCTATCTGCGATAAATGGTGCATCTGTTTTCAGAACCTGTATCGCGTTTGTTTCGAAATTTTTGTTTGCGAAAATAAAAGGTTCGTTTCCTTCATATTGCATATACACATTTTTCATCGTTAGCTTTTGTTTTTCATCACAAACGATCATAAGCGGAGTTTTTTGAGCGTTAATATTAACGTCAATCGCCCTGCTAACATTATAAAGTTTTTGTGCAAACATATCTATATCAATATGAGTGGTGGTATGCAAAAAGTTGTTAAAAACAATAACAGAGTCAGCTTTAGTTTTAAAATTTTGGTAACCATTTACACTGTACGCCATACGATTAATTGGTATCCTGTATACATCCAATTCTCCTCCAATCGTACACTGTAAAAATAAATCGCCAATAATCTCGTCTCTAAAATACAGCCCATAACCATTGTCAAAAAGTGTCAACTCTAAAAACCTTTCGTCAATTGTATCTGGTAAACCCTCCCATTTGTACATATTTATAGCCAACTCTTTAAGAAAGTAATAATAATGTAAATATGTGACGTTGTTTTGCCACAAACTACTCCATCCGTCAAGGGCTTTGTTGTAGCCATAAATTTTGTTGTAATTTTTTCTTGCCATTTTAGCCTCCTGTCCACGGATTATCATTATACTTGCCTATATCGCCATGCCATATAGTTGTGCCGTTGTCAAACATATTTTTTAGTATCTCAATATCGTCTTTTGGAATGTTACCAGCCAATATGCATCCAGTAGTCTGTACGTAATTAAAATTCTTATTTCCCGTAAGCGATGGGGTTTCGATTTTATTCTGAACGTAACCATAACGAGTAAAATACTCTTCGAGTCTTTCCGCATATTCTGGACGGATTGTTTTCCATTTTAATGTGATCCCATTTATTCCGTTTGCGATATTAAATGCATCACCGCCCGTTTGTCCTGCTAGTGTAGGAGGGGCGATTTCAGCGTCTTGAATTTTTGCCATCTGTTGACGTATAGCAATCTCACTATTTTTAACCCCTGTGTAAGCGCTTTTTGCACCACTGTAAATTGATCCAATTGTACCTCCAATATTACCAGACAAAATAGAACTTAGCGCACCAGCACCTCCCTCTATAGCACCCATAGCAACAGCTTCTTTCTTGTTGTAACTGTTGATACTGTTTGACAAAGCGAAACTATTTGCGTTATTAGCCATATATAACAGATAATTGTCAACAGTTACTGGGAGTTGTGGGAAATTTGCAATAGATAAACCAGCGTCTAAAAATTCGCCGTATTCTGGTCTGCCATCATACTCGTGTCCATTGTCTCCAAAATCGTTGTAATATTTAAGGTAATAAGTTAGCCTGGGGGATGCCCCAACATAGTTAACTAACCCTAACTCGATTTTAGTTATCTCATTAATGGCTTCTGGTTTTATAATAAATTGACTGCCATTATACGCCGTCATTTCTATATAGCTGTACGGATAGGTATATAATTTTGAATTGTCATACTTTGGGAAAAAAGTCCACCAATTGTCGATACTACTTAAGATAAAATTTGAACTTTTATATCCGTCACGTAGTCTGCCTATCTTTTTACCAGATGCCATATTTACTATCTCAAAATTATTACCAACGACCTCCTCTGGTACTATGGTTAGAGATTGTATACATTGAGTGATCCAAGGCACGTTTTTTAACTCATCTAAAATTGCCTGCAACGAGTCAGTCCTTGGTGCTGGGTTATCATTTAAATTGTCGATCACATAATAATCTAACACAGATGGCATTTTGTCAAAAGTTCCACCAGATGAGGATTTTAAATTAGGGTTGTCTGTATCTCCAAAATCTGCTGTAAGATCAGCACTAGTACACATAAGTACATAATATGTATTCCAGCTTATAACCTCCGTGTGAGTCACAACATAATCACGCCCATATTCCACCTGTTCGGGAAACAGATTTGATAACCACGGACTACCATCAGACAAAAATTGTTGCTGATGTGATCGACTGATAAAAGACTTTAGATACTCGATATCAAATTGCCAAGTCTGGAATACATCAATCTCAAATGTGATTATAGTGTTATCATCGTTACGATATTCTTTGTTACGCAAAAAAGCGTAAAACCACTTTGTTCCAAAATTTTTGTTTTGAAACATAATGTAATCACAGTTATACAGATTGTCATAATTGTCCGGAACGGCAATCGTTCCATCCCTGCGCAGATATTGGAAGTCATTATACTCTCTATATTTTTTATTTAAAAAATACGTGGACTGTTCTGACTTATTTTTAAAATCCATCTGGTTTTTATAATCAGTTAATCTTGTATTGTTAATCAAAATTAACCTAGATTGTGGTGTGATTGCCATGTGATTACTCCTATCCTGTTACAGTTACAGTGGCGTTTGCAGATTTTGCCGGGTTAGCCATACTTGAGTATACAACTATTAATTCTGTATTTGTTTCTGTGGGCGATACAGTCAATAAACCATCCTCACTTATAGTTGTTCCCTCTGATCCTTTTTGTACCGTAAACCTACCAGACCTATCTACTAACCCAGTACCCTCAATAGTGCCTGTAAACTGTGTTACACTCCCTTTTGCAACAGTAGCAGTTGTAGGTGAAATTGTCACACTAGTTATTTCAGGCTGTACAGTTGTAAATAAAATTGCGTTAGAAAACGGCGAAATTGAGAAAGTTTTCCATACATGATAAAAATAGTTCCAATATAATCCCTCTGGGTTATAGATTTCTGTCATATTGTAATAATTGTCAAAAATCATAAACCAATCACGGTCTACCATCAACCCGGATATTGACTTAAGAGCATTTAACTCATCCTCTGTAAAAGGAGTATAAGTGGTATGTGGATCATCTGCAAAAATTTCTTCCAGACGCGCTTCATCAATTGTTCCAAATCCATCTACTCCAATTTGTCTGCCAATTAACTCTGCTTTATCCATGTTAAATGACAATGCTAAAACTTCTACATCAAAAATTGACGATAATTCTGTTGTCAGGATAGTATACAGATATCTTGGATCAGTATAAGTCCTAACTCCTGCGTAGTTGTAAGCATCTGACATATATCCAAGATTTCTAGCCGCCGCTACCATTGTAGTTGTTACTGACCTAGCATTATCAGCCGTTACTGTTGGTATTACTGATGTTGCAATTTTACCTTCCAAAGCACATCTTGCGATGAGATATTTCATTACCAAAAATTCATCGTAGTTTGCGCCTGTATAAAGTTGTTCGATAATTCTGCCAATTAAGTCCGTAATACCCTGCCATGATAAAAATGCCTGTCTTAACTGGTCATTACTAACAGTTGTCGGATAATATTTCTGATAATTCATGGTGTGAAAAGCGGCCTGCACATCTGGTATTCTCCTTTTAAATACATCTGTTTCAGCTTTTGCCGGATCAAACTGATAAGGACGCGCAATTTCAACAAAAATTTCTTCAACCGTTTCTCCATATTCCAGAAGACCTTTTTTAAATCCAGACCAAGGGTTTTCGTAAAGTCTGGACGTTATGATAACTCTACCAATCCTGTTTACAAGATTGGATAAAAAAGCGTTCTGTAATGGCTGATACTGCATAATAATATCACCAATACCGCGCAGTGATTCTAGGGATTGCGCTTTTGTCACTGTTTTTCCGTCTACTACGTCCCCCTCCTTAAGAGCCGCAGGAACCTGGTCTGCATATGTTCCTCCTAATTCGGATCGTGTAACATTCAAAATGTCCGCTGAATTTAATTCGTTTAGATTTTTAGTTGCTTTCGGTTTAGTTGGCATATTAACCCTCCGTTCTTTCTAATAATTCGTCAAAACTCTGAACTGTTCCGTCTCTTTTTACGTCTTCTTTCGTATCTTCCATTGTATCGTCAAACTCATCTTTCACATCAGAAGTTCCGAAAAAACGATTCATATAACGTTCTTTTAAATTGTCATATTCCTGTTTCCAATCTTTTTCCTCTTCCTTTGGAGTGTAAATGTTAATGTCGTCACGCTCTGAATAATCATATTCGTCACGGTCTTCTCCGTCATATGTTTCTCCATATCTTTTTAGGATTCCTTCTCTTTCATCAAAATCATCTTTTAGACGTTCTACGTCTCTTTCCATATCTTCTGTCATTCCACCGCTTTCCATGATGCGGCGTAAAATTTTTTCCATACCAGATCTTGTTAAAATAGCCACTTTTTTCACTCCTTTTTAAAATTGTCCACTAGCTGTTGAATAACTAGCGTGTTATTTTCGATTGCTTTTCGCATGTTTTCAGATTCTTCTTTATGCTGGGTATCTTTTTTGATCATATACCAAAACATAGCACCGCAACAAACAATCGGAAACCCATAGTTACCTATCATATTGGCAACATCAACAGGGGTCATAACCTTATCCTCCCTTCTTTATTCTCACTTTAATTATAACACAAAATGAATAAAAATGAAAGTTAAGACTTTTGTACCAAAAATGTTTCACGTGAAACATTAAAAGGACGGATCGAAATCCGCCCCTTATGTATCTGAAATTGACAAGCATGATAAATCACGTTAGCAAAACGGACAACTTGACAGGCGGTTTTTAACCCGTGCTACCCCGTCACAGTAAGTATCAGCGTTGCCAAAAGATACCTATATCGATAAAATATCAAAAATAATATTCTTGCTGTCTAAGTTATTAAATCTTAACTGCCCATGATCAAAAACTTTACGTAAATACTGCATTACAAAAGTTGACTTGTTTACCATTAATGCATTTTGCTCATGGTCATCTGCCTTAAAAGTTAATTTTACTGGATATGTCATATCCGGGCTGTCGTTAACGTATACAATTCCGTCCTCAAAAAATTCTCTAATTGCATAATATTTTTGTCCGTATTTTATAGTTGCTATATAACGACATTTACCTTTGATGTGCTCAATAAATGCTTCATTATCATTTAAATAAACATTTTGAGAAGCGTAATCAGAATATCCATCGTCAAAAGCCTTTGAAAATCCAGAACTTGACAGGGATTTACTTGCGCTCTCATTAAACGTTTGTTCCATCACCCACCCATGCCCACGCAAAAATTTTGTGTCATTTCGCAACATTTTATGTATACCCATTGACTTATAATACGGGTTTAACATAGTCACACTGTTTGACGCTAATATTGTGCGCACATATCTGTATTGTTTTCCTTTTCCTCTTGCAATAGTCACGTGGATTGATTGGAATTTACGAATCTCATCCGGGCAGTAATGATTAGTTTCGGATTGAAATTCATCCAGAAATACGTTTTCCACTGCATTAAAATATGATGAGTATTTTTTTAACGGGTCAGCATTACTTAAGGCGATAGCAAAACCGCAACTTTTTTCGTTGTAATATAATTCGTAAAAAAGACCCTTTGCTACTGGCCTTGCCGTTAATTCTCCATTTTCAAAAAATAAAGGTCTTATGTCACGGAAAAACATATCTGCGCAAGACGACAGTTCATAATTAAATCTATACAAAAGTACAAATTTACCTTTACCTTGTATAAAATTGTTTAAACAAAGTCTTTTAAAAAAGACTGTCTTTCCTGCTGTACGATTACCTACACAGAGATATATCTCTGGTTTTGCACCATCCGCGTCTTTTAAGGATAATAATTTTGTTCCGTCATAGTACATTATTTTTCTCCTTATTTTGGGGCTGTTTCCAGCCCCTCTATAATTTATACTAACATGCAGGTCAAAAAATCTTTTCCTTTATAGTTTGTGGATTCTCTTCTGATTACTTTAATTGACCACGGTTCATTTTCGCCTTCCATTTCTTCTGCGATTTCTTCGTAGGTTCTGTAAAGAGTTTCGGAACCAGAGATATACATAGTTCCGTCTTTGTCAACGTAAACGTATTTATTATAGTTTTTGTTATCGCTCTTTTCATTGTAAACTTCTACTACCGCGACATAATCAATGTCTATTAATACACCGTTTTCGTCACGCTGTGTCAGTTCATCCAACTGCTCAGCACCAATAAACATTTTCACCGCTACTCTTTCCTTTGCTGATAATTCTCTTGTTGCGGTTACTAACTTTGCCGCATATGTTCTGTTTGTTTCTCCCATTGTTATTCCTCCTATTTTTTTGATTTATTATACCCTATTCTTTTGGCTACTCTGTTTCATTTTCTTTAACAGGATACACATCTTCGTTAATATCCTCAAGTTCTGCGTTCTCAATAAATTTCTCAACGGTCATAGAATATTTCCTTTCGATTGGCACATCTGATACTACTACCACCTGTTTTTTTCTTTCTTTGGAAAGTGCAGACAAAAAACGTGTTCCTGGTGCTTCTGCCATTTCCCGTGTTTCAAAAATTTCAAGACTTGTTCCGCTGACTTCAGCGAAAGTGATGGAATGAGTGATTACTGTTCTTGTGATTTTTTTCATATTTGTTCTCCTTTTTCTTATTTGGACAGTATTATTGCTACAATTATATTGTACCATATTAATTACAATATGTCAACATTATTTGCGCATTTCATAATAATTGTCAATCAGCACAATCCCCCCTCTTATTCTTTTTGGCTTCAATGCCCCTTTGACGCGCAAACCAATTTTAAAATCTTCCATATTGTACTCTTTCAAAAAATTTTGTTTCGCTCGTTCCGGCATTCCTGCACACTTTATTTCTATTTTTGGCTTGCACGGTTTTTCTTCTTTTATCACCCTCTCAATATATGTTTTTTGCCGCACAAATAATCCCTTATCCCATTCTGACTCTTTTTTCCAACAGCAAAAATTCTTGTCGTGGATTCTGACAGCTTTTGGGGTACAGGAGGTTAAATGTATTGAGTCTGTGTCCGAGTAAATAAAATTGTCATAATTTTTCTGTGCCGCTTTTATGGTAAAATTACGGGCATATGATGTTATGTATGATCCTATCGCTATATAACCTGGGGTTTTTTCTTTCTCTTCTACAAGATCAAAAGATAGACAATCTTTGTCTGGATTTAAATATGGTATTTTATAACTGCTATCTGTGCTTGCGGCTTCTTTTCCATATAGATTGTTTAAATATAATTTTGCTAACTCTCTTTTTGCACCCTTTGAGGTCATTTTTATTTTACGATACTTGTCAATGTACTCGTCAAAAATACCCTTCTGCGTCCAAAAATAACAGCAGTCTAAAAACTTAAAATCATATACATTATAGTGTTCAAAAAATGTCTCAAAATCTGGTCTGGTCATTGTAATAGTTACTCTTGCCTCCTTTGGCTTATTTTCCAGATCGATGTAATATCTGTGGTATTGTCCTTTATAAAATATGTCAGACGTTGTTAAGTATTCGTTGCCTTTGTATAGCATATTACCTTTTATTTGTACAGTTGGTAAATAATTATGTTTTAATTCAAATCTACATTCAAAGCGCACAAAATATAAAAATTTATCAGAATGTTCTACCTTTTCTTTAAACTCATTATAATTATCTAAAAATTTTGGTTTACCTACTGGATAATAATTTCCGCTTATTGAATGCATCATACTAGGGTATAATGAGTTAACGTCTAATGTAAGTCCTCCTTTTATTACTTTATTAGCGCAGGAGGGTTTTAAATAACAGTAACCTCCTTTGTAACTTTTCCTTATGTATTCTCCAGCGTTCTCTTGACCGTATCTTTCATCAATTTCAATTTCATATAAATTTGGAAAAAGATTGTTGTAGTCCGTTTTATCATAAAATGACTTAAATTCTTTTAGACAACAACTGCCAATTGTAATAGAGTTGTGTCCTTCATTAAACATAATTTCTAATGCTTCTTTTAAAACTAAAACATCATTTTTTATGTACTCTTTTTCTTCTAATGTTATTGGGCAATTTTTATATCTATAACCCTTATATTCCATTTCAAGTTTTTTGTGTTTTGTATCAAAAGATTTACCAATTCTTTCCAAACTAAATGGTAATAATTTTAATGAGTCTCTGATCTCTATAACCTTGTTATTCTTTTTTATAATTATGTTATACCATTGCCCCATTTCTGATATTGACGTTTTAAATTGGTTATTTTCCATATCTTTTTCCGGGACTCTTTTAAAAACATAATGCTCTCTTAATAGATAATCAATTATAAAAGATCCATCAAATTTTAAATTATGGAAATATAAAATGTTATTACCAGACAAGTTAAACATATCAATAAAAAAGTCTTCTATACTTCCTTTTATTATAGGTTCTTCATTGTCATATAATTTTACATAACAAGCAGACCATACCTCAGTAAATGTCTGACCGTCAAACAAAGTTGTTTCAAAATCACATGCATAATAGTTAAATTTTTTAATTCGCACTTCATCCACTACACTCCAACTCTCTAAATTCATACTTCGTAATTCTCCTCATATTCTAACGCTTCTATCATACTTTCTCTTTCAATAGGGCCAAGTTCCATAAAATCCATCATAGATGCCAAGGCATTAAAAAGTTTCTCTGTATAAACTACCTTATAATTTATAAGTTCTCCATATTCACCTGCCTTTTGTATCATACCAGCAACTTCGTCTTCTGTGTGTTTAAAAAGGAGATTATCTAACCATAAGTTTATTATACCCCTTGCCCATTCGTTAAACTGATTCACATAACTTCTAAAATTGGCTATTACCATATGTGATTCTTGAGGTATTTCATCGTATAAATCTAAAGGCTTTATTTTTGTTTTTTCTATTTGCTTCTTTTTAAATTGGTAAAAAGATGCTTCTACTTCGCCAAATTCATTTAGTTGATATGTTTGTGATTGTATTTTCTTTGGTGTTATTTTTGCTAGTCTTCTAACTGATGCTTGAGTGATTCTTTTTGGTATATTAGGTACTACAAAATCAACATATAAACCCTGTTTCTCATATCTTCTTACTGTTGCTAATACTCTTGATCTTTCTTTTCGGTATGCCTTAACAGTAGCAGATACTTTTTTATTCTGTCTTCTAGTTGCCAAGATTATTCACCCTTCCTTATGATTATGCTGTTTTCTCTAAGTTCCATTATCACTTTTGGGTCTTCTGGAGTAATGTTCAAAAATGATGCCCATTCATTTGGGATACATGCTTTGATTCCATAATACTTTCCAGATCGATTAAAAATTAATTTCTTTACTTTTACCATTATTTCACCTCCTTTACTGAGTAATCACATTCTTTGTAATAAGAGCACATATCTTTGTCACATCTGTTATAATAATTGTAAAAACATTGTTCTTCCTCAGGGATTATGTTTGTTAATTGTTCATAGTCCAACCTTAATAATGTAACTTCTACTTCTAACTCAGTAATGCTTAAAAACAATGAGTCCAGTAGAGACTTTGTTTTGTTGCATCTATTTATAAGCCAATTATAAATTTGATATTTTGTTATTAATTCATCTTTGTATTTAGAGTAACCAACTGATTCCCTAAACTCTTGTCTTGCATTCTTGATATCAATTTCTATTACATAGTCAAGATATCCTATTCCGTCTAATGTTAACTCTCTAAGTAAGTCTTGTAGGATTGTTTCATTTGTAAAATTAAATCTGTCACCATAATGGTACCCGTAATATACTTTTCCATGATCGTGATATTTAACTACCTGTGCTAGTGGCATTTCGTTTCCTCCTTTAAAATCTTTTTTATTTTATTGTACCATATTTTGTACAACTTGTCAAGTACTTTATTTTGTACAAAATAATCTGCGCGGAAGGAGTTGGGGAAATTTAGTACAATTTTGAAGTTAATGGGGCAAA